TGCGGATTTTCTCCCACACTCTCGATAACCCCCACCAGGTTTTTTTGATGATATATCTACCCATTTTTCTTTGAACCATTTATTTAATCCTCCTTCTTTGTATTTTCTTTTTTCTTTATTTGTAGGAATGGATTTTATAGGCTTAGCATACTCTTGTTCAAGTCTAAACTTTGCTTTTTTACTTGTAACTTTTAGTTCATCTCCACTTAAAGATGAAGACTTTGTGGGTTTATCCATTGTACCTGATTGCATGGTACCTTTTGACTCTTGATACTTAGCTCCTTTTTTAGGACCTTTACCTCTTAAAAATTTTATAATAGACCCTACTCTTGCTTTTTTAGTAGCGAATTTTTCTGCCATAGCCAATCTTCTCATACCTGAAGATGCACCAGCAGATCCTCCACCTTGCATTTTTTTAGGACCCCAATCTTTTCTTTTTTTACCGGATGGATCTTTTATTTTACCTGCGCAGATTTTTGATGCATAAGCATTTGCATATGCACTAGGATATACCTTAAATTTTCTCTTAGCCGCAGCTTTACCACGAGCACACAGTTTTGTCATTAATCCTCCTCTTTAGCGGCCGCCTTGAGAGTGACAATTCTCTCCTTTTTGCGGTTGTACAACTTACCTGATTGTACCACTAGAGGACGATATCTTCTAGACCTTAGTTCTTTTGCTATTTCGTTTCTTTTTGACTTGTATTTTTTTGTTTTTTCTTGCACCACGGAGTTGCCCCTCCACTTGCTTAGTCATTTGTGATCTACCCATTACCATGGACTATACACTACCTTTCCTGTATTTTTTGCTCTTGTTGCAGTTAAACTTTGTTTTCTATTTCCTTTACCAACATAAGACACATGTACCCAACCACTATGGGGTCCTTCCTCTTCTTTATAAAATTCTAAAATCAATTGATCGTAGTCTAGATTTTCTTTAATATATTTTGCTAAAGCTTTATTATCAACACCTACAACTTGTATATCTGCAGCCTCTCCTTTTGCATGTTGTGAATGAATGGTGCTGCCAATTGCAATACAAAGTTCTGCAGATCGATACCCTGACGATACAATGACTGGTGCATCATAATGATTACGAATCGGTTGCAGGATAGACTCACAAAGTCTTTTTAAATTTTCAATTTGTCCTGCTGTTGGATTATTATTTATACCAGTACGAGAAGCAACCTGTGAGGCTGTTAGCTCTGCTAAACTGAAATTAGTCGTTAGTTTCATTGTCTCCACTCACATTCTATATATTCATTATTATAGTCATATTCTTGAAAAGATCCAGCGTTGTAAAACATGATTATTTAGACTCTATAATAATTTTCTTAATACTTTCGCTACCATCAACATTTTTTTCAATAATAGCTTTAACTTGACCACACATTAATTGCTTATCATTCATATCCATATTTCTACTAGCTACTCTTTTATGTTTTAAGCAATCAGACATCGTTTCTTGAACTCTATGTTCTTTAAGTTCACCATTAATAAATAAACATAATGCAATAACCATTTTAATCATTAATGTTTACCATTCCCATTACTAAATTTAATATCTCTTGTAGCGTCTTTTAGTTTCTCTACATCTTTTTTAATCTTTTCTATTTCTTTAGTGTGTTGTTCTAACATCACATTCGTGTGTAAATTATCTTCTAAAATTTTATTAATTTTTTCTATTTGTTTTGCCTGCCATTCTATGAGCATAAATTGTTCTTGGTCAATAGGCTTTTGAACAGATGCTTCGAGTAAATCTTTTTCAAACAATTGATTTTTAGTTTCTAAATTATTAAGTCTTTCAATAACACCAAATGCAAACCATGCACCAATGGCTACCGTTCCAATAATGGCAAAAAGATTGCGTAGTGGCAAAGCCACATTTGTATTATCACTTAATTTCATTAGATTCCTTTTAAACTAGGATTGATAATATTATCTTTTGCTCTAGGCCTACTAGTTCTTTGTTTAGAATGATAGTTAGACTGGCTTTTAGATAAATTTTCTTTTAACTTATTTTGAATATGTTTTTTAAAATCTTTTGAATCCATTTTTTTACTCCTTTTTGTTTTCGATATTATAAAACATTTTATCGGAATCTTCAGTAACCCAGTCTTTATTTTCTACTGACCATTCTGTATTTTGGACTTTATAGTCAGGCCAATCGTTTTCAGTAGTATAATTACTAGCATGCCAAAGAATACGATTATTAGGCTGAATAGCATAATTCCCGTTATCAAGTTCCAGAACATGGCCACACTTATGTTCTTGAGGTATTTCACAATGTTCCGTATTGAGTATATTATTATCAGGATGGGCCCAATCAACGGTAAACAAATATTGTCCATGATAAAATTTTTTATCTTTTCCAAGATACTTACCACGGCAGCCATCTAAAAAATCAAAGCAATGAATACTAGGATAGTAACTAAAACAATCCCACAGTTGTAACGACTCGACTGACATATCGGGCACTTCGGTTCTAGAAAAACGTTTTTGGAAAAACGCTGAGATAGGCAAACGCCAATAGCACGCACCATTCGGAAGCATGATGTGAAATAAGCAGGCACGTCCTGACATGCTTGCCATACCATAGATAACGCATTCTTGCTCTTCTCCATGATGCTCTTTAAGGTCATAAAGATATTCTCTCCTTATCTTGCAATAGATAGGTGGTATGTTTGCGTTTAAATAAGCCATTTAACACTTCCATCTTCTTCTCGCTTGTCTGATTCTTGAATTAGGATCATTTCTTGTTTTAGCACTTGCTCTTTTTAGTTGACCTAATGATCTTGCACAATAACTTTTTCTTCTTTTTGCAGCTTTAGATCCTGGTTTTACTTTTCCAGTGACTGCAGTTTTTAATTTAGAACCTGGATTTTCACGTCTATATCTTTCAACACCAGCTTTAGTCATGCCAGCGCCAGATTTGGTTGCTCTAAAATATTTTTTTGTTTTTGGAGGTTGAACATCTCCACCACGTTTCATTTTTTGTGGTTCTTGTTTTTCTGCTTCTTTTTTCTCAGCTTGAGTTGTTGCTGTAGATTTAACTCCAGCACTTAGTTGTGAGGCAGGTACTGCTGTACCAATTGCATCGGTAATAGCAGCAACGCCTCCAAAACTTTTCTTGACTATTTTACTAGTCCCTTTTATTTGACAGCCTAACTTAGCCATTTTGACCTGTTAGCTTCGGTGCATCATACACATCAGTAAATAGTGTGTAAGCAGTAATGTTTGTTTTTGTTTTACAAAATACACCTGCAGGAAATAAAATTCCGTCTTCAGGTAAATTCATATTAATAACATCGCCATTTGATACATCCACAGCAAGCAAAGTAGTTCCAGCATTAGAAGTAGTTGTTAATTCTAAAAAACCATCTCCACCACCACTTGATGCTACAGATATTGCTCTAACACGTACAGGCTGAGCAATAATTGCAGTAGCGCCTGCTGCTGCATTTGATCTTGTAGCTTGTATGTCGCTTTTGTAACTCATTTTAACTCCTTAGTTTGTGGCTCCCGAAGGAGCCACTAATTATTTATTATGCTACAGTTGCGATTGGAGATCCAACAAAACTTGCTTGCCAAGTTGAATTAGTTCCATCATCTGCAACACATACTAATCTTACTCTTGATCCAACAACAGTAGAATTAACTAAAGTTAATGTATCACCTGCGTTATCAATTGTAGGGTTAGCTGCAACACCACCAGTTAATTGGAGTGTAGCAAAGAAATTAGATACAGCTGATCCCGGTAAAACGAAAGTTACAGTTGTACCCGCTCCAACTGCAGTAGTTACTAAAAAGTCGTAAGTAGTTCCTACGTTAGCTGTACTTAAAGCTGGCATGTTAACAACAATGTCACCAGTTCCATCAATATTAAAAAGTGTTCCTGATTGAGCTGTAGTTAGTGTAGTTGTTACCGCAGCACCTGTATTTAAAGTTGTATTATCAACTGTTTGTCTGAAGTTAGGTCTAGTATCGTAAGTAGCTTCTACAGTAATAGCACCAGTTGTGCCGTTTTTTGTTACTGATTGAAAACCATTTTCCGATCTAACTGGACCGTTAAATGTAGTATTTGCCATAATTATTCTCCTTATTTAAATTGATACAGTCTTAAGGCCGTCTGCTGAATTCAGTCTGCATCAAAAATTTATATTCAGTGTTTCTATTATACATAAAAAAAGGGCGGCCATAAAGACCGCCCTTTTCAATCCGTTAACTAAGATTAACTAGTTGGTAAGTTTCCGTTACCAAAGATTGCTCTTGGGTCTGAGAAACCGAAAGAGTATCTTTCTCTAGCTTTAAATCTTACGTTACCTGTATCGAAGTCACCTTCCATAGCAGTTTTGATTGGACTTCTAACGAAATGTTTAAGACCGTTAGGTGCATCAGTTAGAAGGAAGAATGAATCAGTATCTGTTAAGAAGTGATTTACTCTGTATCCTTCTGGAACCATGCCCATAGCTCTTAAAGCATTGATATCGTTATCCGCAGTTCCTGATCTTAGAGGAGATTTCATAATTCTCTCTGCAGTAAATTGTAATTCTTTTGGAATTATCATTTTTCTGCCAGAAAGAGCTATTTTTAAGCCTCTTTCATCAACGAAACCTGCGATGTCAATCAATGATTGCTCTAAAGATGTTTCGTTTAAGTCAGCAGCAGTTGCTAATACGTTTGAAAACGTACCGCCAGTTGCTAATGGGTGAGCGTTCGAAATTAATGGAACATTGTCTCCACCAGTTACTGCTGTAAACTGTGCTTTGTTTAACACAGCAGCTGCTTTAACTTGTTTAGTGTGTGACATAGATCTTGCTAAAGCTTTTGTATATCTTGCAGCAAGTCTGTCATACAGGTTATCTTCGATCGCTTCTTCAGTAATTGAGAAAGCTAATGCGATAGTCTCGTGAGAGTATCTAGCAGTGAAAGTTTCATTTGCTTGATCAAACACAACTCCCGCACCTTCTTGTTTTACTGGAGCCGCAGCGAAACCTGCTAACATCACTTCTTCTTCGAATGCTCGATCAGAAGTTTCAGTTGCAAATATTTCTGCATGCTCGTTTTCGTAACGATCGTATTCCAGGCCAAATAGTGCATTTAAACCTGGCTCTAGTTCTTTAACTAGTTGTGATCTACTTATAGCCATAATTTTATTCTCCTATTATATGCCTGTACCGCTTCTAAAGAAGTGGTTGTTGATTCTAACAAGTATGTTCGAATTAGACGAACTTGCATCAGAATTATCTGGGTCCTGAGAAATATCAATCGCTTGTACAACGAATGTAGAATCAGTTCCAGTTGAAGCTTTGTTAAGCTGCACTTCTGAAATACCTGTTATTGTGTTACCGGTTGCATCAGTTACTGAATAATTAGTATACAGGTCTGATCTTGCAAAAGTATTATTCACGTCCATTAAAAATACTGCGTCTGGATCGTCAACAACAAATGCAGTAATGTCACTTGCGTTCACTGAACCAGGGTAGTAGTTTGAATAAGTCGGCTTTTGCGTAGTAGGATCTGTATAAAAACATCCATTGAAAACTCCGATTACAGCGGCACTTGTTCCTGCAACGTGTCTGCTAATGTCTCCATCAGCTTCAGGCACAACTAAGTCACCTTGATAAATAGCAACTGAGTTATTTGCAGAAATTGTGTATCTGTTCTGAGCTCCAACTAATGGTGTACCGTCTAGTTTTCTGTATGGTCTTAGACCAAACTTTTCACTTACGTTTGCCATAGTGTTTTTTACTCCTTGTTTAGTTTTATGTTAAGCCGCCTTAGTTGGTAGGTAATGTTAAAAAATTAACGTTTACGTCCACCACCAAAGGTCACTCTGGATTGTCTATCAATATTGATAGGCATTCCTGGGTGCTGTTCCTTCATTAGATCGTTATCGACAGCGTTAATTTGGTCTTGAGTAATTCTTGAAAAATACTCGCCACGCTGTTTTAAAATCTCTTCCGGTATCCTTGCCAGCACAAGGCCTCCAATCCCGATACATCCCTGATAAGTACCTTTAGCTATGACAGGATATTTCATTGCATCGATATCTGAATATTCATCAGCTCGTACAAATTCATAACCCTCTCTTAATTTCTTAGATACATTTCCTGTATCTTCAAAACCAGCTACTTCGGTTCTAATCCATCTATGGATAAAACCATCTGGTGCAGGGGGAGCATCCAAACTGGATGGTAAAGTCCAACTTTTTTTTCTAGTAGTCGTCTCTCTAGAATTGGACTGGCGTGAAGACTTGTCTATTGTTTCCATATTATCTATCCTCCTTCACGAATTTAGCGTATTCCTCTAGTGGCACCCCTAATTTTTTAGCAATAGCTACCTGTGATTTGGTGAGTTTCACAGTTCTGCGTCCAGCTTGCTTACGAGATACACCTGCAACATTTTGGACGGGTTTTTTAGTTGCAGTTTCTGAAAATTGCTCTTCAGATGCATCTGTAGCATTGTTAAACTTATGAGGAAAATATTCCTGCATACGTTTATCAATTTCATTATAGTATTCATCACTCTCTACTTCAATACCTTGACTTACAAGTTCATCATGTAAGCCCATTGCTGCAGATGTCATGACCCTATCAGTGCCGAACCAGTCATTATTTTTAGCCCAGGACTGTGCCTTTTGACTAATTTCAACTGGTTGCTCTTGAGTCGGAGCCTGTGCTGTACCCTCGTGTTTAAGTGCAGTTTCAGCTTCCTTTTTCCTTTTCTCCTTTTCGGATAAAGAAATTCTTACCTTTTCTTTTTCAACAGCTAGTCTGGTTAAGCTATCATTTGCTTCCATGACTTTGTCGCTATCTTGTAATTCAAGTGCTTCTTTTAACTGTCGTTTAACTTTGTCTCTTTCAGCATCAATTCTAGCGTCGTACTGTTTTAAATATTCAGTATCGCTAGTCTCATACTTTTCAGAAACATCAGAAAATTTTTTCTGTAAACCTTTTGCATACTCCAAAGCTGCTTTTTCTCTTCTCTCAGCTTCTCTATATTTAAAAGTTAACTCTTTAATTCTTTTTTGAGCGTTTTCAGAAACTTTATTAAGATCAGCTTTAGGCTCATCATTTTCTTCTTCAGTTGCTTGTTGTTGAATAGCATCTGGTGTTTCTTTTGTCTCTGCTTTTTCTTTTTTAAAATTAGAAAGATCTGTGTAACCTAAGTCCACATCTTCTTTTTTTATTTCTGAAGCGTGTTTTTCGCTTTCATTATTCTCCAAACTAATGTTGGTTTCTTGTGCATCATCTGTATCAAGTTCAACATCGTTATTTTTTGCCGTAGCTTGTTCTACCATTTTTTTCTCCTAGTAATTGTGAATGATATTTTCTGGATCACTGACCGTGCCGATAATCTCATCATCGTTTAAAATACGAACTTCTCCAAGTTCAGTTTTGAATCTGGAACCTGCATATCTTCCAAAGATTACCCAGTCGCCTTCTTTACACCAAGGGCCATCTGGAAATTTAGCTTCATCTTTGTAACAAAGTGGTCCGCATTTAATAACAAGAGCACAAACCGTTGCAAGTGCAACTCTCTCTTGTGATTCGTCCGACATATAAATTCCACCTTTTGTTTTTTTAGGTGGCATATATGGACGTACTAAAATTCTCCATCCCGTAGGATTTGGAATTTTATCTAACATTTGTGAAATGTCTTTTGGGTCGGTAGGAATATCTGGCTTTTGTTCTTTAAGCTTCGTTACTATCGCTGACCCATCCGGTTTTACCAAGGTCGTCATCTTCTATATCCTCTTTTTTCAGCAGGTATTTAATCACCTGAAGCAGTTCTTCTAAAGAACTGAGTTGACCTCTAGAATATTGAAGTTTCTCAACAGTGTCAACACTGTGCACGATATGGTCTCTTTTCGCCTCTATGAGTTTCTTGATTTCTTTTCTGATTTCGTTAACGGTGTGTGCGTCTAGCATATAGTTTTTTCCAACATAAGTTGGATAACTTAGTAGCAAATTTACTTAATAAAGTCCAAATTTTTCTCATAATAACCAGTTAATAACAGCTCTACATGACAATGCAAGATACATAAGTTCCATAAGAGTTCTTGCAATATCTTTGTCTTTGTAACCGATGTATACCCATAAAGAACACCCAATAACGGATATAAGCCAACCTATCCACTGAGTTTGAGTATTTGCTGATGACAAAATAAATACAGATATCATCGCAAGGAAAAATCCTACCCATCGAAAACCATCGATGTTTTTATAGAACCTAATTTTCATTAGTAATACGGAGGGTATATAGATTTAATTTTACCGGCTTGTTGTAGTTTTTTAAGATCGCCTTTAGACATTTTTCCAAATGCGATGTTTTCTATTTTTAGATCTAATGGCTTTTTTTTAAATAATTTTTTAATCCAGTTTATCATTTGTTTTTATTCATGTTTATTACATCTGTTGCTTTAAGTCCGTACACAGCAGCCACGACTGAAACCCATAAACCAACCACCCACCAAGGCATCTCTTGTAGTTTTTGAAAATATAAATCAATCTTTTGTTGCATCTTTTCGTCTTCTGCAAAAACAGAATACGCTAATAAAAACAGAGGTGATGAAATTGTTAAAAGTATGAATTCGTCCTTCCAGTCGTTTTTTTGATTTTCAAAAACTTTACCGGTGTATTCTATTTCTCCACGCTTCATTTTTTCTGCGTGCAGCAATGCAGCTTCTGACATTGCAATTTCAGATTTCTTTTTATTGGAATAAATTTCTGCTGCAGCTTTTATTCCTGATCCTAATAAACTCCATGGAAACATAATGCTGAAATTATAACAAAAAAAAATTGTTGACATAAGATATGGGATTTGATAAGATACCTTATGATGATTAATTTAACCAAAGGAGGAAACATCATGAACGAAGTAGAAAGACTAATCAAGCGGGGCAGAGAACTAGAAGCTAGTTTTGCTTCCCTTGATGTAAAAATTGCTACTCATAAAAAATATGATGAGTGCAATGTTCTACCGTCTAGTCTTCCATACGTAACTGCTGCTGAAGCAGGAAAAGCTTTTAAACTTTTATGTAAAAAGTTTGGAAAGAAAAAAGTATGGAGTGAGTATAAACAAAAATGGATCACTAAGAAGATGCCAATACAAGTTTGGGCACAACATCCTAGAAAATGTTGGGTCTGTATTTCAGGTGATCCAAATACTTTAGGTAAAGGATGGAGACGAATCATACACGATGCATCGCATATGATTCATGAATTCATTCGACCAACTTTTCAAGATCACTGTTATCAGCATGCTGAACTTGAATTTGAAATTGTGAAATACGTTTTACAAAGCGATTGGTTGGATGGTGCTCTTAAACCTAAAATTAAAATCTTATCTAGTGATGAGAAGAAACAAATGAAAATAAAACATTTGCAAAATCTTGTTAGTAGATGGGAAACAAAAAATAAAACAACGTTAACTTACTTAAAGAAATATAAAGCTAAGTTAAAACGTTTATCTAGATAAACATTATCGGGGCTGAGGTATATCCTGCTTCAGCTCCGTTAAAATTTTAATTATCTTAGTCATTCTTCGCTCACCCCAAAAGATCATCATTTGTTTTGCACATTCAAGTGCCTTTTCTCCTTTGACTTTCCATACATGAGTGGGTTCTGCGTTTTCCGTTCTTGGGGATCTATATTGAATATTACCACAAGCAAAAAATTCTTGAAATTTTCCAATGATATCTACATCCCTCATTTCAACTTGAAGCATAAACATCTTCTTTTGATCTTTACCATTAGACCATAAACCAAAACTACCTTCGCCATCAAACACACCTGCAAGATAAGCAAGTCTATTTTGAACTAAGATTTTAGGTTGTTCGTGTTTGTACTTTTTTGAATGGGACTCTAATTCCTTGAGGGGATGGCCCTCTTTTAGGAGGTGGTCCTGATGTTGTTCCGCCACTGAGTCCTTTATTTCTTTTTCTTTTTAGATTTTTTTTCGACACCTTTAATCACTCCTTTATTAGCAGAAGCGTAAAAAACTTTTTCAGCTTTTTTAGATCCATACTGTTCTTTCATGGACTTCATAATCTTTTTTCCTTTTTTAGTCATCGGCATGTTACTGTCCTCCTCTAAGTTTTGCTGCAGCTGTAAATTTTGCAAGATCTAATTTTTCTTTAGCTACATCTAATCGGTCTTGTTGTGCGTTTTCTTGTGATTTTAGTTTTTGTACATCAAACGCAAGTTCAGCTTCTTGTCTTTCAAACTGTCCTGCTTCTTTCAGTTGAGCTTCTTGGACTTTACGTTGTAAATCCATTGCTCGTAAATCAATTTCTTGTTGTTTTAATCTTACCAATGGATCTTGTTGGTTCATTCCTGCTTGAGCCTCCATTTGTTGCATCTGAGAAGTAATTTCTACAATTCGTTTTGCAATCATTTTGTTAACCTCGGACTGCATTTGTTGTGGATTGGTTTGCATCATAGCCATTAAGTTAGGATCTTGTTGAACCATCATGTTAACTTCGTTCGTTGCTTTAAAACTAATGTGATCTGAAATGTGAGATTGCATTAATGCATACACTTGAGGATTAATTTGAACCATTCGTGTTTGCATAAAGATACTATGCGCTTGCATATGTGCATCATGATCCTGATCTGGGAACGCTTGCAACAATTGCATCTTCAATGCATCCGAATTTTCTCTTGCAGGGTCTGTTGGTTCAGGTTGCGCAGGCGGAACAAGGATCATATCCAAGTTTTTCGTTCCAAGTGCTTCATAAACTCTTCGGTACGCTTCATAAACGTTATGTAAGTTCGGTGCAGACTGAGCAATTTGTAATTGTGTCTGTGCTAGGGTCACTCTTTGCGCCATAGAATGAATATCTGGGTCCGCATTGGGTAAAACATCCACTCGATCATCAAAATCCATGACTTTGATCGATCTTTCTGCTCCATAAACGTCGTAAGGATACTCCGCAGGTAGGTATTCAGAGCAAATTCTAGATAAAATTTTAAATTCTTGCTTCATTGCGTAGTAACAACGCTTGTGAATTGCACTCATGACACGTGAACCCTTCTCTAAAAGAGCAACTGTAGTTCCCACTGCTGCTTGTTGGTTACCATCACCTACTTGTAAGTCGGTAATTGCAGCGAATCGTTGTCCTGTTTGAACACAAAACTGTAAAAGTTGGTATAAAGTTGCGCTTGGTTCCTTAAATGGAAGCAATTGAAACTGATCTTTGATGTTTCCACCTGGTGCATCCACATCTCTGAACTCTCCAGGTTGAATAGGTTGGTCATCATCACGTACTCTCATGCCTCGTGACTTAAATCCTGCCGGTAAATTCGATAATGTTCCTGCATCGAGCAACTGTCTTAGTGCTTCGGTGGCCGTTCTTGTAAGTCCGCCGATCATGTGCAGTAATCCAAAGCCATAAAATCCTAATCCAGGTAAGAATTTGTAATGCACAAAGTATTCAATACGCTTGTACATCGGATCATCGGCTCTGTAATTTCTATAAATAGATAAAACTTGATCTGTATTTTCAATTAAAGTGACAATGTAAGGAACCTTTACGTTCTTTGCTTTCTTATCTCCGTCTTTGGTATATTCTTCCAGATCTAAATCGACGTGCATTTCAACCACGTTGTACAGCATCTCATTGTAAGTCGGTTTAATACCTTCTAACTCATTTATTTTTTTCTGTGCATCGGTTTGTGTTTGACTTGGTGTCATTAACTCAATGTCTGAATAAATTCCTAACTCCTGTCTTTTTAGAATTTCGTTCTCGGTCATTTGCATGACTTGGGAAATTCTTTCGCATTCTGATAAATTGGTTGCGTAATAAGGAACGACTAAATCTCTTGGATGAATGTATTTAGATACGGGTCTTTCTAATACTTCATCGTAATATACTTTTTTAAATGTTGAACCAGTTAACGGTAAGTAATACAACATTTGGTCAACGTCGGTTGTGTACTCTTCCATTTTATCCATGAGTAAATAATTCATAAAATTTTTCACTCGTGTGGCTTGCTGTTCTTTTTCCGGTGTCGGTGATCCTACAATCTGAGCTCGTACGGGACCATCAGGTGGAAGTAGTTCCTTGTAAGCTTGTGCTTGAAACTGTACACACGCTTCATTGAGCATGGGGTGCGTGACACCACTTGCACCTTTAAATGGTCGATTGAGTGGATTGTATTTTATGCCGAGTAAATCTAAACCTTTCGTAATGGTATCTTCCCATTCTTTACGGGATGAAATATCACTTTTGTAATCTGCTATTAAATCGGAAGCTAGTCGTCCTAACTCCGAATCATTTAAACGCTCTGCGATATTTTCTGCGAAATTAAATTCTTCTGTTCCCTGGTCCGTGGTCGGTGCTCCTTCTTCCACGATATCAATTTCAGTGTCCACGATCGACGGATCAGCGCCAGCGGCTAACTCTTGCTCGGCCATGATTTGTTCTTCGATGGGAGCTTCGTTATTATTTTTTTCAATCGCCATGAACAGTTCCTATAAGTTTTTTAGAACTGGATCAACTAATATATTTTAGTTGGTTTAGTTCTACCTAATTTTGTTTTAACACTTACCATTCCACCAGACATTTTGCCAGATGGTTTTGGTTTAGGTGGTTCAATCGGAATGATCATTTTGTAATCTTTCGCTTTACCTTTGTAAATAATTTTTCCTTTTTTATCACCTAGAATATCTTTCATCATGCCACCTTTACGTGCTGATTCGATGTACATGTCCCCTTGCATTTCTCTTTTTCTTTTCTCTCTGTCAAACTTTTCAAAACCTTCTTTTGATTTTTTCTTTTGGTCGATTTGTTTTTTCTCAGGATCTTTAGGAGAGTCTAGTTCTTTATACTTGGGCATAATTATTTTTTCACCTTTTTAACTTTACCTGGTTTTAATTTTTCGTCTTGAAGACCCATACCTGATTTTCTAGCAGCACCATAACCTTGCATCATGCCACCCATTCTCATTCCTTTTTTTGAGCCCTGTAGAATTTTAAAATCTTCTCCAGAAATTTTTCCGTCTTTGTTTGCGTCTAGTTTTTTCTGTCCACCTTTTAACATTACTTCACTCCTTGAAATTTTGTTCCTCTGATTGCAGCACCGCCGCCTCTACACATTACCATTCCACCTTTTTTCATAGGTGCAACATCATCGTATAAAGTTTGATCCTCTTGTTCAAACATTCTTGGATCAGGGGAAACAGTTCTATCGTTTTGAAAAGACTCTTGCATCTCTTCGCTTGAACCCATTTCAAATTTCTTTTCTTTTTTAATTTTTTTAGCCGGCATAGTATTTATACTCCTGTTCAATTCGTGGTTCTTCCTTCTCGTCCATGTAGGTTCCGATCAAACCACCTTGACGATATCTTAACATAGCTTGCGTTGTACTGTCCACATAGTCATCATGTTGACCGTGAGGAAACGCTGCACACTCTTCGATGACCTCATAAGCCCAATGTTCATCTGGATGCCACACCATTCCACTCTCAAATATTGGAGCTACTGAGTTTGCCCTGGTGTATTTATCTCTTCCTTTTGCTGGAACATAATCTAATACAGGTATACCCATTTTCCTCATCTCTTGAATAAGTGGCTGTCCTGTTGCTTTAGCTTCAATTACAATACTTTCGGGTTCCCAGTAACGATATAGATCATAAGTTACATTTTTAAGATCAGGAAAATCATAACGTCCCTTTTGTGCATCCAGTAATATAAGGTTTGGTTCATAACCATCAACGGGATAAAAAACTCCCCACACAGTTACTGCTGAATAGTCTGCTGTTTCTTTTTTTGAAAATGCCGTATCTAAACTCATGATGACGTGTTGCAACTGTGGTATGTGATCATGCTTCCATTTTCTCCACCACTCTCGTTTTAAAATGGCACCTTCTTCCGCAACTGGGTTTTGCATATACTGTGCATTCCAATTGTGAACTGAAATAGAAGCTTTAACTTTTTCTAATTCTTCTAATGCCCAATACTCTGGCCAAACAGGATCTCCTGTTTCTAGTATGGCAGGAAATTCAATTAACTTCCATTGATCTGACTTTGGTTCTTTTTGAGCCTTGATGAGCCTTCCTGTTAAATCGTCTTGTGCCCAACGTGTCATAACAACAACAATCGTTCCACCAGGTTGCAAACGTTGTCTTGGTCCTGAACTATACCAATCATAAGTTCTTTCCATTGCGCTATCGCTCATTGAATCTTGTTCGGTGTGTGGGTCATCAATAATTAATAAATCCGCACCACGTCCTGTAATGGACCCTCCAACACCAGCAGCAAAATATTCACCACCATGATTTGTTTCCCAACGTCCCTTTGCTTTGGAGTCCTCACGAAGTTTTACATCTCCAAAAATTTGACGATACTCTGGCATATCCATTAGGTTTCGAACCTTAGAACCAAAACGACTTGCAAGTTCTGCGTTGTGTGACACCTGCATAATTTTCATTTTAGGAAACTTCCCTATCATCCAAGCAGGAAATAGATAAGATGCAAATTCAGATTTGGTATGCCTAGGAGGCATATTCACAATGAGCCTTCGTAATTCTTTATTTGAAATTTTTGTAAACTCATTTGCAATGATTTGATGGTGGCCCCAGTCTTCTTTGACATCTGTTTTACGATAAATAAAATCTGGCCATACCTCTTGCACAAAAGTTAAGAAATCATCTTGGCATAATTTTACATATTCGAGCTGCTTCCTTAAAACAATATCTCGTAATTCTTCATCGGTTAATAAAGTTAAATTTTTTTCCATAAATTTTTTCTCAAATGAGCCTTAGTAAATTTTATATCATTTAACACTTGTGTGCGTCTATGCAACTTAGCCTTATAGTGCGCAAACTTAAAGTACCTGTTTTGCTCGTCCAGGTTGAATCTAACTAAATCGAATCGAGATTGCAATTGTTACCGAGCCTTGGGCCATTGACCGGTGACCAGTATGCTGCAGTGCAACGCCGATAACTGATAACTTATCGGAAGTGTTTATCGCAACAGATACGTGAATTTATTTTGCAATGCAATAGGGTCCCCCTTGGCCGGTAACACTGCGTCAGGCTCCAGTGTCCGTGGATCTTCAACCCAGGATTGTATTCTATAAAGTTTCAGCTCTCTCTGCGAGAGGGCTAAAATGCAGATAATCATGATACCACCACGGCGCACATAGTTATT